CAGTGAGCAGCTAGATATGAGAGAATAGAATCTTTTAGCGTGCCCTCACCGATTAATGTACCTATTTTAGCATCGAACAGAGCGCATGCCGCATTAATAAACGGGTCCAGGTTATCAGCACTATCAAGGGTAATACCCGCTATATCGGCTACATCCTGTTCAGTGATAGGGCAGCTTGAATCAATAGCCATTATTTTGCTCCCGCTGTATATAGTTTCGGATCAACAAATTTCTTTACTTTGTCATCATGCCAGCTTAAGCCCAACCATTTAATGGCGTCTTTAATCTCGTCATAGTCACCGGCAATAAATCGTGACGGCCACACCTCGCGCACAGCTAAGCCGCCCGTATGCATTTCCACGAACCTCTGCTTATGAACATCTACCCAGCTTTGCCAACCAGCCGCAGTTTCGTGTTTCCTCATAAAGCCTGTTCGCATGCATGAATTAACTATAGCCGCATCATCACGCCTGACAATTATCCACTTAGCATTTGGGAATGCAGCCTTAAATATCGGCCAAATAAGGCACATCTTAGCACCCTTATAATACCATGGCCCATCCTGGTAGCCGTCATGCTTGAACACGCTTTCTACTTTACTGCGTAGCGAATCAAAGGGAATAAGCTTATTAATATCCGGCAGCGGGTTCTGGCCCATAGGATCAACACCCATAGCACTTAAGTAAGGCTTTGTAATCTCATTAACTATGCGCCTGTTCTCAAACATCCCCTTTTTATTATTGGGATTAGGCGGGGCAGTATTACCGCCAAAGGCCCCGCAGATATCTATTATCCCGGCAGTCATTGAGGTACCCGATCTTGCACACCCAGTCACCAATAAAATTTTATCTGACATTTCACTCATAGGTTTTCCGATAATCCGTCTATCGCCTTATTTAGTTTATCTACCATGGCCCTAGCATTTTCGACTGTTAAGCTTATGCCCTGCGTATAATCATCTTGCTCAGATATTAAAACTCGAGACATGACAGCCGTTTTAGAACTATGAGGTATGAACTGAGGCACTGGATGGTTATTTATCATGAGAGTGGCACCCTTAATATCCTCATCGCAATCAGCAAAGAGCCGGATATATCCATCTTCTATCTTTACTGTTGTCCTAATAGATTTTATATTTTCAGTAACTTCATTCATTTCCAGTTCTCCTTTACCCAAAGATACTCTACCTCGGATGGCCGCGGATTGCCATGAAAACAGACAATTTGTGCTCCCTTAGGTGGCCCGGTATCCGCATTACAATGCCTTTTGAAACTATATACATTCAAAATACTCTGCACTTTTCGAGGCTGTATTCCATACTCTTCACGCAATACTTGGTGGATATGTAACTGATCAGTATTATTTCTGTTCTGCATTATCTCTTGCTTGCGATCCATAAACGCACGATGGATTAAATGCCAATCCCCTTCCCATGCCATAACGCCAGATGCGAATGGATTGCGTCTAATGTTAAACGCTCCTAGCATGGTGAATGTGTGAACCGTCTGGAATAAGGCATCTATGTTATCCATAAATATCGTATCCAAATCAAAGTATATTATGCGTCTGGTATCAAATATGTTCTTTCTAAATAACTCTACCTTGCTCCACCAGCCATCAAGCCTATGCTTTAATTCAATACGCTCACAGGGTACGTCTATATCCGAAAGACATACGAAATTATAATCACAGGTGGTATTACGGGCTACACCTCTACGTAGTTTCTCAACATCATCAGCAGTAAAATCACCCCCTGATTTAAGCACACAGGCAACCGTCACAGGCGGTATATCTAAAACAGGTGGCCTTTCAGGTATAACAGCCTCCGCTATATCATCCTCAATAACGGTTTCGCTTATGTCAGGTTCAATCACCTCAACCTTCCCCCGTTTCTTACCCTTATCGCTTCGAGGCTTTCGCTTCTTTGGCACAGCTACCGTCTTTTTCGCCATTCTTTTCGGTTCTGAGACACTTTTCTTTGGCTTGTCATGTTTCATAGGTTTGTAGTCCTTTAACGCTAGAAAGGCGTTCTTTACCAATTCAGGGTATGCATGCTTAGTACCGAGCACGGTATACCATTTGTTCATCGACTCAGGCGGGCACGCTTTTGCCCAAAACTGTTTAACAAAGTAATCATTCCACAAACAGAGAACAGGCTTTTTGTACATGGCTCCCATGAACGTAATGCCGCTTGGAAAGCCTATCATCCCACTTGAGTACTGGATAAGCCCAAGGGCCTCGTGTAAGGGCGTATCACCAACCATATTAACCACGAAATCAAAGTTCTCTACCAGCTTATCAATGAACGGGCCTTTATCCCAATCCGCACCAATCACAACAATTTTCTTACCCGTAGCCTGATGCAACAGTTTCATGGTTTCGCGTATATCGTCAATCGGAAATTCTTTAAGCCAATATTTACCGTACATACCGTGATCGATGAAATAAGCTATGATATACTCCCCTATCTCCTCTCTCATCCGCTCGCCAAACCACTTTTCTTCTAATGATTTGAATAAAGGGAAATGCCAATCATTCGCATAGCCCGTATCCACATCATCAAGCCCAAGGCCAATCCTGAATATGCCGTTATAGGCCATAAAGTAATCACAGCCAGCTACATTGCTGAAAATGGTACGCGGAGCTTTTAACGGTGTATTACAGGGCCCCAAGGCTAGATAAGCCTCACGCCATATTAAGTCTTGACGCTTATTCTCGTAATTCTTAAAGCCTGCCCCATGGATGAACGGTGCTCTCTGGATAAAGGGTAAAGCCCTATCCTTTTTGCCGTTATCAGACATTAAATAGCAATCTGGTATGCCTAAAAGGTTCTTTTCACAGAAACTCCGCAGCTTAACAAGGCTCCACCAGCTATCACCAATACCAGGAGGTAATACAATGGTGGTTCTGTCCTCAATTGGTGCGACGCAGTAGAACACTAATTTACTTGGAATGGGTTGCTTGATATCCCCCATCTGGAAACCTGCACCCTGTAAGATGGTTATCATCTCCTCTGTATTCAAAAACCATAGGTGCTCAATTTCTTTCCAATGGTGATCACCCTCAGGCACATAAAAATTAGGCAAGTCAATTATCAGCTTACCACCCTGCTTTAATATGCGCCTCACATCCTGTAGAAACGTTATGGGATCAATTAAATGCTCTAACACATCATGCACGGTTACGGTGTCAAAGTGATCCGTAGGAAAGCAATGGCTTGCTAACTCCCCGTAATAGGTATATTCAGTTTTACTTGCCCCCTCCCCTACCTCAACGCCATAGGCATCTATACCTTGCTTACGTGCCTCAATGACAAAGGCCCCATTACCACAACCCACATCAAGGATAACAGAACCCTTAATTAGCTTATACTCATCAAGCCGTAAATTGGCTACCTTGGTATCCTGTTCAAAGGTATGATAGTATTTGCCGTTGTGATAATCCTTTTGGTAGTATGCTGCATACCCGATTTCAGAAAGGTTCACGCTCTGGCGCAAGAGCCCACATGTTAGGCACTGATCGATGTCCAGCCCCATACGCTCTATTCTCGTACTCTTCTCACTACCACATAAGCATTGTTCTAATAGCATTATTTTATACTCCCGTGACTAAGCAACCACTTGGTTCTCGATACCATCCTTTTACAGCATTCACATTGATAGACGATTATGGCAGTATCAGGCATTATTTTCTCATCATAACTCGTGAGTTTAACCCTGTCACAATATTCAGAATAAGACACTGGTTTAAGTGAGTGTGGACATCTCTCGTACCACTGAATAACCTGCTTAACCGGGATTTTAATAAACCTAAATCCATTATAGACAATATTATACTTTTTAGTAAACCGATATGCCTTACCAACCCACTCCCTACCCTGATGCTGATAGACACCATATATCTTAGGTATTATCTTTTTCTTAGCCATGATTAGGCTCCCTGTATTATTTTTAGTTCGGGAGGAGCAAGATATTCCACACCCGCTTTCATAGCTAAAATCTTACCCGCAGCCTCGTAGTAATTTGCAACAATAATATTGTCTGGCTCCGGTACCCACGGATTATGCGTATAATTATCCCGAACATAAATAATCGGGATACCTTGGCTTTCACAATGCATATGTGGCCTTCCGTAACACATAGGGCTTACCATACAGTCAATATTTTTGCTACTCATATTATACTGTCCTGTATCTTGTATTGGCCTTGGTGCTTTAGATAAGCCCTTAAAAACACTATGTGAGTGTCCACCAATAACCTCAGATGATATACGGGCATCTGGAATTACATCATTAAGACGTACATCCGCCCTCTCTTCTAATTCAATAGGTGCATGGGCGACAGGCATACAAAAGTATTCGGCGAATACCCGCGATAGCATAGCCTCAACCGCGCCATAAGGATTAACCCCGCCCTCTTTGAAATAAGTATGCGCCTCATCTATATTCATGGTAATAGGCGTAAGTATCGCTATGGCATCAAACACCTCTCCCGATTTATTAATTTGTCCAAATGCCTCATCAGAACCTAAATGATAGCCGCCCGCTGTGCCATCTGCGTTAAACTCAGCAAACATCTCAATAGGGGTATTCAGTTTCATAAGGGTTATGTCTATGCCCAATGTAGAACGTGTAGAATTTACGCCATTGATAATTGAATATCGTAAGTCATTTGATATAGCTAAAATTTTATTCGACTTTGGTTGAGATAATAAACAATCACCGGCAAGGAACCTATTTAAGATACTGCCCTCTACGTACCACGCATTCATAGGCATCTCATTTATATCTGAGGCGTTCACTACGTTAGGATGCAATATAAGATTATCGCAAGCCGCACCTAATAGTCTTGCTGCTGGAGTGGCATCCCCGGAATGGCCGCCAATCGCACAACCCAAGCCCGTAGGAATTATCATTACTACATTCATGTTAACCCCTCTCGATCATAGTTGAACGCCTTATATCCGCACCGAAATATGCTGCTATCCATTTATCTATATCGGCATCAAATTCCTTACATGAAAAGACGTTAATGAACGCCTCCTGCATATCATCAAGGGTATGGATAACAATAGTACTTGTCTTTATGAATTGAGTACAGGACGCGCCTTTAAGGTGTGCCGGTGCAGCCTCATAGCCCTCGGGATCATCATGGTAATCCCAAAAGTGCAAATCCTCACGCTTCATATCAATTTCTCTGCAAAGCTCAATAAGAAACATTGTTAAATCATCTCTATCTAGGGGGAATGCCTTGCAATTATGTAAATCTAAAACTAATTCATATCCGTAAGCCATGATTAGACTACCTCCGCTAATGGTTTATATGGGAAAATATCTAACGCAGAATCTTTGGTAGTCTGGATTATCTCTACCCCAAGTAAATCTGCACCAGCCTTAACCTTGGGCATGTATTTCATGAACCTCGCAAACGATTCTTTCTTTGGCTTGTCTTTTAGGTTGATATGGTAGTTACCGTCACCTTTTTCGTTTAGCTTCATATCAAAGCCCAAGAGCACCACCCGCTTACAGCCAAGGATGATAGCCAAGTTAATTGCACTTGCCCCGGTGTTAGCGTTCCATGCAATACACCCAGGTAGAGTCATAATACCCTCATGATATCGCTTAAGTACCTTCACACGCTTGTACTTTTGACTACCATCTTTGTTAAGGAATTTCTCGTTACAGCAAGCTATGAGCCCACCATATTGCAGTAGTCCGGGGATACGTTGTTTTTTGTTGTAATAAACCCAGCGTACCCAATGCATATCAAACCAAGCGATATCGCCGAAATAACAGATGTCTACCCACGGTCCAAGAGCATACGCATCGTTACAACCGATTGTATGCTTATCGTGGATAGGCGAAAAGTCGAAGTCTTTTAATGATGGGCCACCGCCAATGATGTAGGCCGTACCCCCTTCCCAAATCCTAGGAGCAACCCACCATTTTTCAGACAAGTTCGTCTTCTTCAATTTTGGGTTCATTTGGCAGTTCATCGACAACCCCGACAACATCAGTTTTATCAATAGTCCATTCAGGATCATCGCTATCATTCTTTAGCGTCAGTATATCATCATTAATTTCAGTAATTATACCAAAGCCATCGTCTATGCCTTGGCCGCATTTATGCCTGACAATATTGCCGATTTCAAGCGTAGCTGGCTCTTTAGGAGTGTGAGGAGCCTTAGGCTTGGATGCAGGGACTTCTAGGCCGCACCATTCGTAAGCCTGATCTTTAGTAAGATAGCCGCCCTCATTAATTTCCTTGCCTGTGACTTTATTAATAACAACGTATTTGCCATGGCCTTTATGCATAGGCTCAAGGTTAATGGTATCGGGATCGTCGGTAATAGAGACTGCGTTTGGATCAAGTAATTGAAACTTGTTTACATAACGTAGGTGTAAATCTTCATCACTATCAACCTTCTGGCCTTTAGTAATGGTAATCTTTTCATCATCTTCAAAATAGGTATAGGTGCCGCTCAATAAGCGAAATGTTCTTTTTTCCATGATATGTCCTTTGGTTAAGAAAAAGTATTTTAATGATAAACTTTACAGGCTGGTTACTGATAAAGCTTATTTGCGCGAGCACCCCCTATGACAGGACGGTAACTCCGCTTCTATTGCCCTGGGTAGAGCGAATATTTGGAATCATGATAGTCATGATTTTGAAGTTCTGACGGAGCCCGCCATTACCTTCCCACTGAACCGTTGTCAGTGGCATGCCATTAACCATGCGCACAACATCCATGGTATGCTGAACAAGTACAACGGTGTTAACCGCCAACTTACCAGCAACCCTAATGCTATCCAGCCCTGCTACTTCAAGCAACCGCTGCCGGATTGTCTTGGAGCTTTCCGCCTTGAAATCCTCATCAAGAGCAGTGTCGTAGGCTGTAGGAATGTACAACCACCAAGGGCCTTCATGGAACGCATCAATAGACGCCTGTTTCATGTTGAGAACATCGGTTAAGATTTCCTCACCAGTCTTACCAGCGTCATCCCAGTTCTCGGTAAGTGTTACCACGTTCCGATCTGTTGCAGTGGTATAACCAAATATCGTACCACCCGCAAAGGTGTACGTTGGGGTACCACTGAACAACAACGTTTCCACTGTTTCCGCAACCTGGCGTGACGCTAGACGAGCACTATCCGTATCGAGGGTTTGTCCCCGTTTACGGCTTGCACGTAGCTGGCGCACGTTAAAGTTGAAGTCCTTGTGGATAATCGGCAACGGTACACTTTCCAACTCATAATTGGGGCGATCCGCGTTACTTTGGGTTACGGCGTCCATAGAGATTTCGGCGGGGCTGAAATCGTCAGCGTTCTCCCATTCCAAACTGGTTGTACCCAGCCCGTCAGCGAGATTCTTAACTAATCCAGCGTCCAACAAATCCTGAACACCAACTAACCTTTCCTCGGCCTCATCAATGATTGCATCATCGAGTTCAAGCCATTCATCCTTTCGCAATGTCGCATTAATAGCCGGGACAGCAATTTTGCCCTGGTTAATATACGGACGGCCATCGTTGCCAACGAAAGGACGTAACTGGCTCACATCAAAGTCTACGTCGGCTAAGCCTTGCGCAACATTTCCGTGAACCTTATTACCATCAATATAATCCATGATGTTTCTCCTTCCTAAATAAACTCGACAATGATTGTTCCATCGGGATCTGCTCCGCTGGAATCACTCATATCGATGTTTTCTTTGGCAATACCAATTGCTAACGTGGCACTGACTTGCAATGTTCCATCTCCATTACTGGAAAGGAAATCACCTATTACTGCATTCTCACCATTGGCAAGATGCATTAATGCCCGTTCACCGGCGCGAAAATGTAGATATTGGACTCTATCAGCAGCGACATAGGCATCATTGATGTCATTTCCCTGCAAGTCATCCTCTACAGCAACAGTAGGTGCAGCAATACCATCCGATGTCGAATGATTCTGAACCTCGGTTACTCCCGCGTTATTTATAACCTCAATGAGATTTCCAGGATTGATTGCGGAGGCCGCAACAGCTTCATCCTTTATCTCATCTCCGACGGTTCTCTGATTGATCGTATTTCTAGCCATAACCAATCTCCTTAGTTAGCATTAGCAAACAATGTACGGGTAGGAGACATAGCCTCTTCACCGGTATTGTGTGCCGTGGCACTGCCCATATAGACGCCAGGGAAAGACAGACTAGCCATCTTCTTAAGCACCTTTAGGTTCATGCCTTTTAGATCATCAGCCTCATACTCGCCATTGGCGGTAAGCTGAGCGATAATCGTTTCTTGCTCTTGCTCCTCAGTTCTCGCTTGAACAGCACTGGAAACGAGTTCAGGAAGTTGTTTAGCTAACTCAGCAAAACCGGTTTGCATCAGGGCACTTAAGTCCCGACTGTCAGCGGTTTCGAGTTCTTTTGCCTTTTCAGCCTCTTCAGCCTCTTTAGCAGCCTTCTGCTTAGCGGCCTCATCTGCCTCTTCCTGAGCCTTGAGAGCAGCGGCTTTTTCGGCCTCCGCTTTCTTAGCTTCGTCGTCGTCATTGGCTTTAGGGGCCAACTTATCCAACTGCTCCTCATCGAGCGCTAGGAGCCAAGGGCGATCAGTTTCGTCAAACTGTGTACCCGTATGGGCAATCAGTTCACTTACCTTTTCTTCCATGGTGTTCTCCTGTTTTTTGTTGTTTTCCACTTGCATTGGCTGTAACTCTTTCGGTTCTATTAACTGTAAAATTTCCTGTTCCTTTTCTTTACTCTTATTCTGAGTAAGGAAACTGAGTACTCGTGTTACGAAATTCATACTTTCACCCTTATCAACCTCATTAGTTCTAGGGGTACCGCAACCATCTTCGATACTACATGCCCCTACCTCACCCGGTAGCAGGGCTAGATGATCTGGCCTGAAATTAAACGCCTCGGCAAAAAACTCGTTTCCCTCAAATCTACCGCGAGTTTCTTCCATCTCTATAAATAATCCGGTAGATACCTCTATCATAATACCATCTCGCAGTTTCCGCAATAAATTCGGCGCAATTTTCAACATCTTTTTTTCGTTCAACCAAATTTCACCCTTAAGCGAATCATCTTCGAAGGAAACATTAAACAATATTCCGACGTTCTGTTGCTCTAAAACTTTAGGGCTGTTCGCACTTATTGGTTCATCATCTTTCTTAGGATGTAAGATGGGTACGGGCCTCCCATTCCATGCCTCGGGGAACTTGCGTAACTCCTCAGAGCTATAGAATATGCCATTCAAAACACCTTGTTTAATAAGGACTACAGGCATTACTATGTGCCGTTGTCCCTCAAACATAACGGTTTTTAGTAGTGAGGCTTTAAGGTTATTGGTAAAGTGTGCGTACTTAGCGGTAATCGTATTTGTTTGCGGGTTATTCCTACATTCTACACAATGGCCACCACAAGAGCAATCAGAATTATCCTTACGCTTACGCCTGTCTTTGTCCCTGTGCTTGCTATTATTGCTTTCACAACGCTCTATGCATACGGCTAAGCGTTGATCGGTGTCAGGAAATTCACGCATCTTTTCCTCATCACTCATGCAATCGCCTACGCAATCATGTTCGTCATTAATTCTATGCACTGGCAGCACTCCCGATTGTAAGGGCCTTTAGATTGGCCGCAAAGGTTACGCCATTAGTTATAGTTATTACATCGAAATCTGCACTGAAATTGAAATCCTCACCGGATATAACTATATCTGTAACGGTTCTAAGCACAGATGATTGTGTGAATCTAAGGGTGCCGCTGCGCCCAGTAACAAGCGTAATAGTTCCATCTATATTAGAATTGACAGTTGCCCGGCCATCCATTACCAACGTGGTAAGGGCATCAACACCTTGCAGCGTAGTTATACCGCCAAGAGCCTCTACCAGTGTGGCAGGCATCGAAAATGCCTCTACGTTGCCCCTATTAACATTCAGGTTCGTATAGGTAACACCATCACCTACTTTCATTGTAGCCCCGTCGCCATCCATATTAATATCGCCTAAGGTAGCTGTCTGATCGCCGTCATCGGCTATGGATGCAGCCCCCGAACGCATGAAAATATCGGTAGATGCATTATCACAAAGTAAGCGTAATGGGTTCCGGTTAGCGTCCGTAGAGCTACGAGAGGTAGCAAAGACAGTAATTGTTGAGGCACCCCGAATATCAAGGTTTAGGCGGGGTGAACCACTTGCAGCGGTTGAACCGAGGTTCTGGCCTATATCAAGGATGGTGGCACCGATAACCAGAAATGAGGTATCACTAGCCCCGATATTACCTGTGTAAGATAAATCAAAATTAAGGGAGGCTAATAAGACACCGGCTTGTGAAAGGCCAGCGGTGACAGATATAGCGTTATCACTGAAAAATACGTCATCCGTGGATACAGGAACAACGTTTTCTTTCCAGTTAGCAGCTACACTCCAATCATTGGGGCTTGCGCTATCTTGATTCCCGAGCCAAGTTCTTACCGCCATGAGACACCTGTCTTAACAAATTACGGCGCTACCATGGTTAGGTACGTATTCTGTTCTTAATATTTACATTATACCCATTTTCTCGGATATAACAAGATTTCATAATAAATTCAGCGAATTGTTGGCAGGGCAGCTTTTGATATAATCTCTGATTTTGTAAGAGGGGTGGATAGTTTAACGTCAATATCTCCCTCATCATCAAAGGCAGAAACCCGAAAAACCTTTGATATAACGTCATCCTCTGAAATACCCTCAATTATATATTCTTGCCCCGAACCAAGATATTGATCCGGCATAAGCTCTATAATATGGAAATGATTAATTCCCTCCGTACAGATATACCATCCTGCTTGTGTTTTACCGTCTCTAGTTATCATGCAGCCCCTCCATCCACGATGCTCCAGCTGTGATCCGCTATTAATGCTGCACGCGCTGTGGCTGGTGCCCCTGCTGAATAAAGTGATGAACCGCCATTAAATGAAACACTATCAAGAACCGCCTGGGCATCCCAACCTGTCAATAGCGCATCATAGTTAGCAGTCGAAAGAGTTACACCAGTAAACATGCTTGCGGCGGCAGTAAGCGCGGTTACATCAAGGGCCCCTATATCCTGATCAAATGATGTCGCATTTCTAAACGCATGCGAAAAGCTTGTATTTAGGCCTGTATCCCAAGTCAACGGCTGGTTAAAACTGCTGGAATCTCGGAATATAGATGTGAAAACAGCACATCCGCTCGTATCAATACTGCCTATGCCCGGTTCGTTTAGATTTGTACAAGCACGGAATCCCCACAATAAAGTATTGATACTACCCCAACCTGTCCAATTTTCTATGCCTGGAATTGTAGTAAGACTTGAACATTGATAAAATAAAGCACTACCAGCATCAACAGAATTAAGAGCGAGAACATCATCGGCAGTTATTACAAGATTAGAACACCCGCTAAATGAGGCTGTAGTATTTAGCTTTAAGTCGGTTCCCCAATTATCGATTGTTAATATCTTTGTCTTATCGCCACCACCATTGAATTTCCAACCCTCGCATTGTCCAGTAATTACTACGGTATAGGTGCCGGTGGACGCATAGGTGTGGGTTTTTGCTACATCATCCCAAGTTGTAATCGTATCCTCATTACCATCACCCCAATCAACTGTGAAACTGTATGTCCCTGTAGATACCAATGGTAAGGAAATCTGATCGTCATTTGAGACGCCTGCATTGTCTGTTTTCCATGTAGAGCCAAACGTAGTATCAACAGCTACACCACCATTAAATAGACTTATAGGTAGTAATATCATCAGCTGAATGCAAGGGTTGCAACTCCATACATATCAGTTCCGTCTGAGATGAACGTTAGCAAATCAATGGCATTCGCAGCTGTACTCAATGTTGGCGCGGTGCCACCTGGAAATTTGTACACGGTTCCATACGCAAGTGTTCTACCCCCGGTAGCATCCTGTTTGACAATCAGCGCATAAGTTCCACCGGCTTTCTGGTTCGTCGGGTTATCCAGTGTCCTGTTGCCTGCAAGCGTTACGATGCTGCTCTGATCTGTATCAAGATCCCACGCAATATTAGCGCCATCAGAAAGAGTAGCCTGTACTATGTTTTGCTGCTTTGTATAAGCCCCGGCTACATTCATTACGCTTATTTTGACGCTGTTGGTTGTATCCCCATCATCTATCTTACAATAATATTCACCATTAAAAGTAATCAGGCTACCAGTAAGAGCATCTACGGATGTTGACGTTGGATCGGCATCAACAGAGACTACATCCATTACGCCAAGCTGTGTTCTGTCTAACTCAGCCATGTTACGAAAGCTCCATTGTATCTATTTTTAATTCGGCTATTGCCCATTTCCATGTTTCGGCAGCCGAACCAGTTACCTGAGCATGTATATAATTACCAGAAACTACAAGCACTGCATTCATACCACCTGGATTATTTTTATCTATTAATTTCGAACTTTCAACGGCCAATGCTCCGGTAGTGATTCGGATAAAGGTATATCTCCTAACCCAATATGCCGTTTCCTCAGAAGCATCGGTACGAGCCGCGTGGATTGCTACAGTCACCAGTAATGATACATCCTCCCTGACTGGTAATGCCCCAATAACCGTAGGTGTAGCATCTGTTGTAGATGCTAATGCAGCAGACTCAGGGATATCGTCTAGCTTGACGGTATCGGCATTCATCAGCATTAACGCTTTGAAACTGATTACCTCATCATCCACCGCTATCATGGTGCCATCTGTTGAACCATTAGAGGCGGTGCCCGTGTATTTGAACAGGAATACGTTTTGATTACCAACTAATGGATTTGTGATATCTCCTGTTACAAAATCGGCCTGGGAAATAGGCGTAACCGGATCGCTGGTGTCCACCTGAAGTGCTATATTCACCCCATCAATATCTACACAATGAAAGAATGCTGGCATTATGATAACCTGAATATTGTTAATCGCGTATTATCTGCGATGGTTGTTATTGTATTGGAATTTCCCTTAATTCTGAACCCCTCTATCTCAAGAGTATCAGTAGCGGTAAGCGAACGCACACGTCCAACACCTTGATAAGATGCATGATCGTTGCCGGTTACCTCACCGAATACATCAAAGAATCCAGTTAGTACACCATTTACCGATAAATCGAATTGTAATGTAGCTGAGTTTGCGGTTGTTTTTTCTATATTGATTACAAAGGAAATCGCATATACACCAGTTGTATTGATTGTCTTTAGTGTGGCGCTTGTATCTGTAATCCAACTCTGCCCCTGTTCAGTAGTAGCAAATGGAATCGCTACAGGCGTAACACTATTCGGATTTGTTACTCCGGCTGAATCGTATGCCTGATAAAAATCATTGATTGCGCCGATAGATACATAATCCCCAGCCTCATTCAGAAAATTAGTAGCCGAGCCTGCATCAGTAAGTGTTACCCCGTTGACAGATTTAGTTGTGAGTGCTTGGGATGCAGTAAGGCCTACAAGCTGCTCGCTAACCCCGGCAGCATCATATACCGCTTGCGTCATATCCCCCAAATTAGCAAGGTTTATTTCTGCTGTACTCGTCTGTAGGTATCTGTTGCTATCGGTAGACAATACATAAAGATGGAATGAACCAAGAGCAGGACGTGTTGGTACTGCTCCGACTAATCCTAATTCGAATACTGATGCCATGTCTTATCCTACTATCGTTATGTGTGAACCAGAAGTAAATTCAATACTACCACCGGCTTTTAATTCCCAACCATCAGTTGTATAGGTAAAATCCTCTTTAAGTATAAAAGCAAAATCAATGCACCTATCAAAGCCGTGATCCTCTGGATCACCGCCGCCCGCAGATAAATCCACTGTGCTGCCCGTACCGCTGGTAGGCACAAGCGTTACAGAACCATCAGAGCTTGTCAGTGTCCTTATACCGCCCCCACCTCCTCCGCTTGTACCTAGAGGTATAAAGTCACTCCATACTCCACGGACGCGCCAGCGTATTGCATTGCGAACCGGATCAAACTCTATTGCCTCAACAAAGCCTATATGATTAAGTTCAAGCTCGTTAGTCTGTATCTCAGTACCATCATCAAGATAGAATGTAAAACTGTTATTTTCCATTAATTTAACATCTAATAGAGCGGGCCCTACTATGCTTGGGCCTGGATCACCCTTTTCGCCCTTTACATCACCCAAGTCCAAGATGTTGTCATTACTCATTCTCATGAATAGTCTGGTACCCACTATTCCAACATCAGAAACCCCGATACCATCCGTTCCGTTTATCCCCGGTGTACCCTTTACTGAATCACCTATGACATTGCCTAGATTAAGCTCAGTGCCGTCGCTGGTTTCAATTATTAGTTCACCTTGTTTAAGAGTTGCATCCGTCATAGAAATGCCGTCACGCCCCTGTATACGTCCTAGATTGTCTTGCTTATCGTCATCATAGGATAGTATTAATTCACCGTGCTCATTTATTTCAGCATTGATAATGCTTGTACCCGGCAGTCCGAGGAAATGCTCAAACCGATAACCGCTGCCGTTTGTCAGGTAAATCAATAAATCCCTTTTAAGGATTTCCATATGTTGGATACCTGTTCCAGGTACGCCGGGGGTTCCTGGTTCGCCGTCTAGCCCGTCAAAGGCAGGTAACGGCTCTTTAGCCTCAAGGATAATCGGCACAATAACAGGCTGCTGTTCAAGATTCCGTGGTGGTAACGGCTGGCCTATGATGTCGGCTACCTCTGCCTCTGTCTTGTCCTGGCTCGGCCGAACCTTACCATCCTTACCCCTGAACCTATCACTGGGCGGGGTTAAGAATTTCTTTTCAGATACAGGTTCCCTATCTCGCACCTCCTGTACACCTACAATGCTCCAGAAGCATGCACAATTGCTTGATACAATGCCCTCGGCAAGATAGAGAGAGCTATCTGTTTCCATGTCATAGACAGGATAATTCTCGACATGGCGAGTCTTAATAGCCTTAATCTCTTTAAGCTCTAATCCCTGGCCGTCCATGGCATCGGTGATTATCTCTTGATTTATCAGAACCTCATCGATATTGCGTGGTTTATCCTCTCTGCTATCATATGGAAATGACTCGTTAATTTCTCTAAAGAATTTATCATTATCGTGTGATGAATAGTCTCCTTGCCTAAGAAAAGACATCCATAAACCACTACAATTAGGGCCATCACCATGCAGATCGAGATTGCCCTGTAAGGCATGAACGTGGCTTTCCTCAGCGAAAAACGATTCTATCTTTGTAGCATATGTATGGCCATCCGTCGAAGCTTGACACAATAAAGAGGCACCAACACGAAAATCCTGGGTCTTAAAGAATCCATGATGGCTTAAGAATATATGATTAGGCGTGCATTCAATTACCCTGTCCTCAAGTTCGAGGGTTAGTAATTCACCAGTATAATAGGTTCTAATGGCTTTCGATGCATCAACCGCATTTACCCTTGTCTCGCCCCCTACACATCTTACATGTACAGGTATAATTCCATGCGCCTCGTTTATGGGAAACAAGCGGCCCTCAAGAGCGAGGCAGATAGGACATACAAATTCGTCACCTTGAGTGGTAAATTCCGCTATAGCAGTCACTTCCGTAATGCCAAATGCCTCAAACTGGTTTAATTGGGCCTCTGCATGGGCCCTTACTGTCTCTGTTAACGCCAGAGCCGTTGCCCGTTGTTTGGCTACCTTATCCATAACCTCGTTTATAGAACGTGTAAGCTGTGCGGGTGTATCGCCACGGGCTAAGCCATCGGCTAAAACTCTTGTAGCCTGTTGCTGGGTGGCATTGGCGATGCCGTCTAATTCGTTTAATACACGTTCTCTCATAGCAGAAATACCTTGCCGATGAATTGGTATGGCTAATATCCCGGCAAGCGTTACACGGGGGCGGCTGCCTGGAACAGGTTCAACTGCTGGATCGATGCCCGTTTTCTTTAATTGACGATTAGCATTCTTAACACCCATGAGATAGGCCCTGTCCACATATTTCTGTGTCCAATTAGGATCGATACGGATTATCTGTCCGGTAGACGGGTTCACGCGTAATTGTAAAAACTCGGTATTGAATTGCTGCTTAAGCCATAGGGAAAAGGCAACAAGTTTTTCTGCATCCGATGGTTGATCAAATGCACCTACCGGAGCAGCGGCAAGGAATGAAAGCAGGGGGCGTTCTTTTAATCCGAATGCATCGTTAGTGACAATGGTTTCCCGGATAAACCGCTTGATTGTATTGATACGTTTGTTACCCTCGGTAACCCACTGTTTACGGATTGTAATAGTTAGTGTGGGATCACGACGTAAAATTCTTCTATGTGAATTTACTACGTTCATACAAAAAAACGTAGGCTTTGGTTAAACCTACAGCCATGCTTGTGGATTGTTATTCTGCGGGAGGTTCAACAATCTTCTGGGTAGGCTCACCATCCGGCGTAAGCCCCTCCGACTTAGCCGGTGGTTTACCTTCCTCTGGGGCGGCAATAGTTTCCACAGCCGGTGCCGCTTGCTCTTTCTCCTGCAATGAATCTGATTTAGCTAGATATGCGAATACCCCGCATACTAATGCAACTATAACTAATATAATAATATGTACTTTTTTAAGCTTTTCCATCATTCATCCTCTGGTTCAATATCATCTGGTTCATCATCATCAAAATCTAAATCATCCTCATCATCCAAATCACCCTCTCTATCCTTGATAATCTGTAAGGCAGTATCCTCATCGATATTAGCGAACCGCGTAAGGTAGATTATTGGTGGTATCAGTAATTGTGCCTCTATACTTTCCGCGTATTCAACAAGGGCCGATGTCTGATTTTTATTAACTACAGAAATTGTTTCGGCATCAAGAGGCAATGGATCAGGCCAAACAGTATTGAAATCACGGACAGGCAGGATTCCGAATAAGATAAGGCGTTCTATAAATGGCCTGATAATAATTGGTACAGCAAAGTCATTACGCCTTTCATCTATACGTGTATTCCAATTACTCTCATCCTGACTACTCGCTAACTCACCGCGTTCAGAGCCCGTAAGTATCCTTGTAGGTATGCCTGTAGCAGCTGAAATTAGCTTGATAATAACATCAAAGGTGCTTGAGGGATCGGCAACCTCCTGTTTAAGCTCTTGTATATCTACGCCCTGAGTACGTATATACCGGCTTATCTTATGAATCATGTTATCAATTTGATCCTGTAAATCGGTGATCTCATCATCAGCAAGCTCAGCCTCAGGATCAAGCTTAAAGTTGTAACCGGGGAATGCGCCACGCCAGAACATTTCGGCATTACCACCTACCGTCTTTTCTAAGTCGAACATGCGGTTAAATACCGCCTCAAGGCGAGGCGTACCAAAGGTTTCACTCTCAAGTAAATCCTCTGCTACATGAATTACCCTAGTCCAATGTACGACAATGGTTTTATTAGATTCCGTGGCCGTGGTAGTACCTGTGAGCGAGGTTTGTAGTTGGTAGGTTTCAGGGAGGCCGTGACGTGGGCTATTAACATCATCATCAAATGTCATTATCTCGGCATTACCCTCACTAAATGGCCTCAGATGGGTAAGCTCAAGGCTATTCCCGCGCTTAACCTCCTTAGCTAAATCATTTTGGGTTTTAGCGTCATTAAAGCCAAGGAATAGTACTGAGTATTGGCCTACACCAGCAAGCTTGTCTGCTCGGGTAAAGTAATGCCATATCTTTAAGGCCCGGGCAATCTCAGAGAACTTTCTATTAAACTCAGATTCTAGTGTTACGCCATCGTCATCCTTATCATCCTTATCATCCTCATCAGCATCTAAGTCTACTATAATAGGCTCACCGCGCCATGTGGCATCTGCTGGGGCATCAATTATCCGCTTACATATGTCTTGCCTTTTATAGAGGCTAAAGAAATCGTCATATACCAAATCTTTCTTATAGCCTAAAGTGACATACATATCCCTGTCACCGTCGTACTGCTGGCCTAGTTGGCGAAACAATTCGGGACGGGAAATAATGCCTTCGAGGGTGGCAAGCTTGCTTTTCAAAGAGGATTTATCGGGGGCATTCATAAACTACACCGTTAAATTTTTAGCAATATAGCCGTAAATTTGGGTAGAGGCAAGTAAACAAGAAAAAAGGAGCCCTCAGCTAGGGTAAGCTAGAAGGCTCCGTGTGGGGGTGGGAATGGGTACCCACTATAGTTCGCTGAGAACAAATGTCAAATTAGAAACTATTATCCTCTCTTTCTCTCATATGTTTATCTGCAAGTTCAACAACCTTATCCACAATCTCGTTTAAGGTTACATTGCCTTTCCCTGTAGGCGCAAGTTCAGGCATTTCCATAACTCCCTCGCCAACGGTTTCAAGCTCATTAATATCAATGTCTTTACGCTCCTCAACCTTTCGTAGTTCCCAGTGGCGGAGCTTATAGCTATCAGGGTTGTAATAATCATCAGGTTTAAGCTCCTCACCAAAGACAATCCCGCCATCATCCCAATCAAGGTATACGGTGTCATCACCATTTTCAGCACCATTCTCATCACCATTCTCATCATCAAACTTGCCTGTATATTCATAGCCCCCTGGGGCGACTGGGCGGTAGATGTATGTACCCCAATTCCATAGAATATTAATATCATTTTTAGCTGTCGCGCACCATTCTAGTGGCCCCGATTCCCAATCAACACCATCTTTTAGGATATGCTCAAATTCAGTCCCTTCCGGCATGTTCTGAGTTGCCGCCATCTCCCACCTACTCAGTTGTATCATGATTCTAGCTCCTTTCTTTCTTGTGGGCTATCGATTGTCATTGTATAGCCACAGCATTTAGGCCAACCAGTGGCTAGGCATTCAGCAGCTTTTATATTAAGGGATTTACCACATTCCGTACACCAAACCATACCCCGGCTTAGCTTTGGATGGCAGTTACCTAATTTCTTATACATCATCCTTATCCTCTTCGTTATCACGCATTTCTTTAAGCTTATTTGTTACCCATAGCGATGAAATAATGACATAATAGATAGGCCAGAGTACAACCGCGGAACACATATATTCGGGCTTGGTATTATCATCCGTTGAGTTATAATGCTCTGAAATGCCTACTATGATGGATGTAACCCAAGCCATGAATATGTATATAATCGGTATCATTGTCCAAATCATTCGCTTTCCTCATCATCATCAGGCTCAAATAATGCCTCTATTAAGCTGGTAGCCTTATTAGTTGAAGCAATTACAAAACTATATAATATATTTGCCATGAACCCGATAAGTAAAATGGGCCATACTAATGCTCCAGTAAACCTATTCCCGTCATCTGATTCCCATTTGATTAGTTTTAGGAATACGAGCGTTACCCAAGCTATCAGGACGTATGTTATTACTGCTATGATTATCATTTAATATCTGACGTTGTTTGCTTTTTCTTATTGGCACTTATCCAGCCACTAACACCTGATTTATAAACTGAGGTACTTTGTTTAAGTGATGATTTTACCCCGTTCATTTGCATCCTTAAAAGAAATGTCTGATCCTCCATTGTCTCTGGCTCAAAATTAATCCAGAAACCATAATCCGTTTCCTTGTATTCTACTTTCATCATTTACCCCGTTGAATATCGCCTAAGTGCATAAGAGGTAGCGGGCTAGGTGAGTCGCCGTTGATAAAGTAAATCTTTGACGCCGGATCTTTACTAATGGCCTCAAGGGATTTCAGGGCTTGTAGCTTGATATAAGCTGGGTTCGTAGCTATGGCCGCGTTGATAGCCTTAATCTCATAGGCTTTGGCATCAGCTAATACCATAATCTTTTGAGCTTCAATATCGGCTGCATCCTTATCTGCCTTTGCCTTGGCTACTATTTGTTGCTGCTCAACTATAAACCGCTTAAGTTCGGCCTCTTGTTTCATAGCCTCCTGCTCACGTATCTTTTTATCCTCAATAGCCTTTGCAATGAACCCCGGTAAGCGTATATCCCTGATTAGTATCTTTTGAATCTCGATACCCTTTTTCTTTAACACAGGTACAAGGGCATCCGTAAGGCTTGCTTGTAGTCGTTGTTGAATCTCTTGCTTAAAGAAATCCTCTGCCTTAGGTACACTCTTACCTTGCTCACGTAAAATAGAGCGATATAAGGGTAGCATATGCACATCAATAACCTCCTTAGGGGTACCTGTTTCTAGGAGCACTGGTGGTAGTAGTCGCAGGTATTGTAGTTGTATTGTTTAACAGCCTGCAATCAATACCTGCGGGGCAGATGGGAGTAGCAACGCTATTCGGTAAGGTTCAGACACAACCCTATGATGAGGGTTTACATCTAGTAA